GTGCGCAAAACGAGGGAGTAAACGGTTGCGATACCGTCTTGGGATTCGTGAAAGCTGTTGACCCGGTAGGCGACCGAATCAATTTCAATGTCAGCGTTTTTGGCCGGTGCTTCGACATCGCCGAAAATCGAGTTGCGAACCAGGAGCGGGAAGTCGCATTTGGGAATTATGCCGGCATCAACGAAGTCCTGAGAGACGTTCGATTGGTCGCGTTGGCCGGTATATTCCTTGCCGTTGAAAACGAACGTCACCGGCATATCCGGTTCGACATTCGCCACATCGGCTTCGAATTGTTCCAGCATCGTCATGTTATTAAAAAAGCCGCCGCCAGTTGCCCGAGCGGCGGCCAAAACCCAACCGAACGGAAATTATTTTTCGCGCCAGGCGTGGCCCACTAACTCGTCGCCATGCCGCAATTCTTTGAACGGGATCGTTTCGCCAACCTTATGCAGTTCGTGGCGATTGACCGGGACGGAAACCACGCGGGCCGCATCGCCTTCGCCAACGAGCACCGCACCGGGCGCCAGAATCTTTGAAATCTTGCCTTCCGAGGCTTTGGTTTCCTTGATGACTGGCTTGATGCCAGGGCTTTCGTCACGATTCAGTTTATCTTCAGCTTTTGCCATAAAATTAGGTCATTTGAACCGAACAAGAGCGGGCGAAATCACCGATGCCGACGTTCCCGGCCTTCTCGACGGAGAACACATGCTCGTTGTTCCAAAATTCGTTGTCCGATCCTTCGGCGAGGGCCTTCATCACCGGAGCCATTTCGAGCTGGATGATCATCGCCTTCACGAACGAATCGACGCGGAACACATAGAATGTGTCGGTCGCGGTGATGCGCGGATTGACGATGCATCGCTTGGTGACCAGCGTGCCGTTCGCGTTCGCCTGGACGAGCGTCGGGTTGCTCATGCCTTGCGCGAGGTAAACGCTCGTTAGAGCGGCTTGCGCGGCGTCGGAAAGGCCAACCGGGACCATGATGGCGAAGTCGTTGGCCAGTTCGTTCATCGGCTCGCCCTGGTCGTCTTTGAAACCGAAAATCTGCTTGATGCCAGCCATGATGGACAAGGCCATCTCGCCAACGGAGGGCGCCGTGGTCGAACCATGCGAGCCGGTGGTGTCGCCGGTCGGGAGCGCCGAAATGTCAACCGTGATGGCGTTGTTTATCGTGCCCGAGCTGCCAACAGCGTGAGAGGCAGAGAACATCGCCAGACCGTCATAAGCGGTCGCCGTGGTGGTTCCGGAACCGTTATTGATGATGGTCGAAAGCAGCTTGGCGTCATGCGCGAGCGCCCGAGTGGCCAGTTCACCCATGCGGGCCTGAACCTGCGCGGTCTTGTCCCGCCGCATGTCCTTGTTCTTGAACCGAATCGTGGATTCGTAATCGGCGTTTGTGATCTGGACCTTGTATTCCCCGAGCGTCTTGACGTTCTTCCCGCCGAGCCATTCGCGCAATTGCGGAACGTTGCCAAGTCCAGCGTAAGTCTCGGTATCCTGCGTGGAAGTGAACGTGTTGGCGACGAGGCTTGTCCAGCTAACGCCGGTGATCTGTTCGAGCGCCTGGAAATAAAAGCCGATGACACCTTTTGTGCCGATGTAATCGTATTGGCGTGCTTGGTCGAGTGGCATAAAAAATATCGGTTCGGTTTGTTGTTAGGCTGCGATGATTGAATTTACTTTCGTCGATAGCTCTTTGATGGCATCGGTCAGCGCGACGATGCGGGTGTTGATGCTGGTTGCATCGGCTGCACTCGGGTAAACACTCGAACCATTCCAGGCCACCGAGGGCGTGAATGTTCCGATGGCTCCAATTGTTCCGTCTGCGGATGCGCCACCGCTGCTGTCAGTGAGGGCCGTCAACCCACCCAACGCCGAAGACTTCAACGCATCGAATTTCACGATGCACACGCCGGACGAAATGAAACGGTAAACCGTTCCCACGCGGGTATTTGTCGATTGCGTCAGCGTGTAGGTATTGCCATCGCTGGCATAAACCGGCTTGCCGATGTCGGTTACCGCAACTGATGTGACCGAAAGCTGAACCAATCCGCGTTGGCGAACGGGGATCGTATTCGCGCCATCGGTCGCCACTGTATTGTTGACGTGAGCTTCGGCGAAACCGCCAAAGACATCGCCGGCAGTCAACATGCGGGCGTAGCCGGAAGTGAGCCCGACGCAAGAGCCAGCCCAAATTTCCGTGCTCGCCTTGATGGGCAGGCTGTTCGTGTCGCCGTTTTCAAAAACCAGAAAGCTGTTTGCGGAAAGGTTGCTCATAAATCAGTTGCGTGAATTTGCGATTCGGACCTGGCCTTTCGAGTTGGCCCGCTGGAATGCCGCATAACACTTGGCATCCGGAAATTCAGCGCGGGCCTCCTCGGTCAGGAGTGGATACGCTTCCTCGAATTTGCCCTGCGCGATGAAATTCTTCGCGGCATCGGCGCCAGCCTGCGCATCGGCAGAAGCGGGGGCGGGTTTGGCCGGCTGCGTGCCGGTCGCGGCGAAAGCTTCCATTGTGATCCGGCTGGCTTCGGCACCGATGAGTTTCTTTCCGGCTTCGCTTGACGCCCACGCGGTCATGGAGGTGGGGACGGAGTTGGCGACGGAAGTGCCAACAATTTCGCCGATTCGCGCCTCGGTGGGAATGGTTTTGATGGCGGTTTCGAGTGCAACGATGCGCGATTCGAAAGATTTCCAATCAGGAGTTTCGGCCATAGCGGTTTCCAGTTTTTTTGAGGCGGCGGCGAAAGCTCGAAGCTTGTCCGGGAATTCGGAAGGGGAGGATGCACCAACAAGGGTCATGTCCTCTTTGGTTAGCTTCACTATCGCCGTTTCTGTCATCACTGAGACAAGACAACAGGGCGGATACAAAGCCAATTGGCTATTGTGGCGTATTGTGGCGAATTGTGGAATTACCTGTCACGGTATGATTGCGCCTGAGTAGTTTATCGAAGATTTGGAAGGCGACGGGCACGCGATAGTAAATCACTTTCGTAGTCAGAATCACTTTCGCTTTTCCGAGTCCCCATCGCTTTTCGTTCTTGCGCAGCATGTCATACGAGATGCGAACTCCATATCTCGCATGCACTGCGTCCGACAATTCATCCCTCGTTAGAAATTCCGTCTCGATTGTCATGCTGTGAGTTCAGCCTGCAATTTTTCCAGCGTGGTAATGCCGTCAACCAAACCGAGCTGCGCGGCGTCTTGCCCGATCCACACGGCGCCGGTTGAGACCTTATCAATGTCCACCATGGGACCGCTGAATCCGCTCCGACCGCGCATCACTGCACTTTTGAAATTGTCGAAAAACTTTTGCCCCATCGCTTGCAATTCGTTTTTCTGATCCTCGGTCATCGGGCCGACCCCGCCCTTTAACGGACCTGAGACGTAAGCATATTCAACGTCAATGCCTTCATTCTTTCGCTGGCGGTCGTCCGTCTCGACAACCATTCTCACGCCGATGCTGCCAACGATGGCCGCCGGCGTGGCGTAGCACGCATCGCATTGCGACATCAGATAATAACCAGCAGAGCAGCACATGGAATTCGCAAGCCCGATGACAGTCTTTCCACCTTTGCGGGCATCGAAGATTTGCTGCGCGGCTTCTTCCAATCCCATCGCGGAACCGCCTGGAGTATCGAAATCCAGTATGACCGCATTTACGTCTTTGTTGCTCTGCGCGTGCGCGAATTTCTGCATCTGCTGCTCAAGTGACGTCGCCCCGCTCGTGTTCATCACCGTGGCACGCGGCATAATTGGGCCAACAAACCGAATGACAGCAACTCCATTATCGTTCACGTATTCCGAACGCAGCGGCATCTCGGGCGCACTGTGGAACTTCCTAGCCAGCTCAATCGCCCAGGATTTATCCTCGTCCAGCAATCGGCGTTCAACGATTTCCATGAAGGCTTCCAGCGCCTCGCCGGTCATCGCCCATGGAGTTGAGAAAAGGAAATTCCTAACGCGCGACAGTCTTTCGAGTTTGCTTTTCATGATGGAACCAAATGGCGGGTTTTTTTCGGCTGACCTTTTTGCAGGGGTTTGGCCGGTTCGGGTGCGGGCTCGGATTCATCACTCGGTTCGTCTGCCTCTTTCAACGTCGTGGTGACGTTTCCAAGTGCGCGGATCCTTTCCACTGGAATTTTGTAGAAGTTCGCCGCCTCTTCCCGGATGGATTCTTCCCATGCCAATTGCCAGGTGCTTTCCTCGAAGTCCTCATCCTCATCCGTATACCAACTTGAAGCCGTGGACAGGCCAGCTGCATTTTCCGCGATGCCTGCCTTTGAATCTTTTCCGAGATCAATGGTTATGGCCTTCGGGCGTGGGGTTTGGAATTTATACCATTGCGGATGAAACGGGAGTCGTTTGGCATCGAGTTCGGTTGTCATCCAGCCGGCCACGATTGGACGAAACCACATCGGGTCCATTACATCGGACAGGAACGTCATGAACGTCCGGTTTGCCTGATTGATTTCGAAGCGAACGGCGGGACCGCCGAGTCCGAGCATGTGCCAGACAACACCGAAAGGTAGATCCATACCGATCGCGATTTCCCGGATGTTATCTTCGGTAAGCCAGCGCCAGCCTTCACTTGGCCGATTATTTTCCAATGCCTTCGCATCTTCACCGGGCAGGAAATATGCATCGGCGGCATCGCCAACCTTTTGAACGTTTATAGCGTCATCATCCCTAGGAGACGTGCCATCATTTTGAAAAAGATTAACCGATGCGGAACCCGTGAACTTTTTAATGAGCAGCGCCCACTTAGACATGCGCTTCGCTGCGAGCCGCTCAGCTTCCCGCGTCTCTTTCAAATCGCGTATCGGATCAAGCACCGCATTGAACGCGGTCACCCCGCTCACGGAATCGAAACGACTCGTGTCAAAAACATGAACCATCTGGTTCATCGGGATCTCTTTCGGATTTTGGAAAGTTCCGTAAAGGCTGCGCTCCCAAACTTTGACAGCGATGGCCCTGCCGTTGCCGTCAAGCCGAATCCCAGACACCAGACCCGGCTTGTCTGCATTAAAAATCCCATCACTGCTTACGCGGTCGCCTTCGATGCCGAGCACTTGAAAGAATCCGCCGCGGCGGTCCATCTGGCCAAAGACTCTGCCGTCCTCAATGACGCGCTGGACGGCGATCTTCGTCATCTTTGGAAAGCAATGCCGCCCCTGAACATCGGGCATTCCCATCCAAACTTTCCACGCGTCACGATAGATTTTATCAATCTTCGTATCCCCGGTGTTCCACTTCATCACGCAACTGCCGATGCAATAGCGGGCATACTTGCGAGTAATGCTGCGAGGGATGGCGAAGTTTTGTCCGAGGTTGCGGGCCTCTGACAGAAGTCCCTCGCGAACTCCGTAGTTCACTCCCCAGTCAACAGATTCGAGAGCACGACCAGGGCGAGAGCGGAGCCGGTTCGTTTCGCCGCCTTCCCATTTGCCGGCCATGCCCGCCTGAAATCCACGAAAAGCCGAACCGAGTTCAAAGCCGATCCTGGACATGATGGATGGACGAGAAGCTGTCATGACATATCGGCGTAAATGACCGTTTGAAGATTTCCTGATTGAAGTTTCAGCGCATACGCAATCTCCGCGACCATCTCCGCGACCTCCGATAGTTGCGCTCGCGTAAATGTGCGGCCCGCGATGCTGTAGCTTTGGTTACCAACGGCTATCGCCTGAAGCGCAGCCTTCCAATCGGTCTGCATCTGCGTGAGCGTTGCTGAATCGAGATGAACGAATTTTCCGCTGACCATCAAAGGTAGGGTAACGCCTACCTTGAAAAATGGCGGGAACTAAAAGTTACACAAAGTGTCAACGCTGCTCTTCTGCCTTGAATTTGAAAGTTGCCCAGTCGCCTTGGCCTTCTTGTTCAACGGAGCAAACCTTAAAGAAGATTTCCCTGCCTTCGATTTGACCGGAAAAAAATTTAGGCGGCATCGCCATCGCCCTGCCAATGAACTTCCATTTGTGCAAATCGCTTTCGCGGCTGTAACTTGCCTCGATAAATTCGTAAGGCCAATTCCTATTCCCGAGCACGGTGTCATCATTGTAAATGCTCATAATTCGGTTATGGAGAATTGCAATTGCCCGCCGCGTCCGCTCGCCCAAAGTTCCATCCCTTGACTCACCCCCGTCACGAGGGTCTTGCCGGGGTCTAAAACAGCAAACAATCTTGACCCTCTCCTGGGCCCGACTTTTATCCAAACGCGCCCGTCTCCGACATTCGTAATCACTGCCTGACTTTTGACCCCACCCGGAATCACTGTGCATGGAACGGAGAGGCTCGCAGCAACAAACGACAGTGCCGATATGAATGAACGTCGCGTCATTTCAACACCGAGATTCTACGCTCCAATTCCGGCAAGACAATCGCTTTTGGTTGACGCTTCCCGTATTCCCAACTGCGATACGTTCTCACGGAAATATCCAACCGCGCAGCCATCTCCTTCTGTCTCAACCGTAGCGACAGACGCAAGGAACGCAGGCGGGAGGAGAGGGTCATTGAGGTTTTTCCGGTAATTCCATGAAGTGCGTTGGTTGCGGACACATCACGTCTTTGACATCTCCGCGCACTTGTCCGTTTTCCCAATAGCCCAGAGGGTTCCAAAGCTGCGTTCGCATCGCGCCATCTTAGAAAACCAAAACGAATTGCATTTTCCCCCTGTCTAATTCCGAAATAGGCTTCCATGCACTCATTGAAAAAACTCCTCGCTCGCTCGCATGGGTTGACCGCGCGTGATGAGTTCCAGGGTTCGAAGCCGTGAGAGCGAATTATTGAAACCGCCAGAGCTTGAACTGTAGCCAGTCAGCTCTGCGACCTGCCCTGAATCCAATCCGTTCGGATGCGCTTCAATCAGCGCCTCTAAAATCTTTCGCTCGCAAAGCCCAAGCTGCCCCATCCAATGCTCTGCGAGTTCGCGGCCTGTCGGCAATGGTTCCCATTCTCCCAGCGCCTTCAGCCCAGCGTCCGTGATCTGCATCGGTTGTCCGCGCGTCACATATTCAGACGTGCGGAGCTTGCTCAGAGAATTGTTGAAGCCGCCGCTGCTGTTAGAGTAGCCGGATAAAATCGCGACCTGAGTTGATGAGCGCCCCTGTGGGTATTGCGCCAGCGCGGTGAGTATCGCGCGTTCGCATTTGCCGAGTTCGCCGTTGCCCTGCGGGGCGTGGAGTGTTGAGGGCGGATGGCTTTTTACATGGATGTGGCGGGGTGCGGGTGCGACTGTGCGGCTTATTGAGTGAATGTTCAACTTTGCTTCGATGCCCGCCAACAATCGCCTAATCCCGTCATGCGACGACGTGATGCTGGCTTGAAGTTTCAAAAGCGCATTTTCGATCATGGCTTTTTGACTTTCCGTCAATGACTGCGCAGCATCTACCGCATCCCGAATCTTTTTCCGGTCATCGTCGGTCAACATCGGGACTTCCTTCGTCTCGACAGTCTTGGGTTTTTCTAATTCGGACAGCTTTGATTTCAGTGTCCTAATTTCCTTTTTTAATTCCGTGGGGTCATTTTCTTTCGCGCGTTCGATGGTCGCTGCCATCTTCGCCCTGAACGCGTCCAGGTCTAACGGTTCCAATTCACGGCGCACGATCCGGCTGCCAACTTTCGGAGTCGCGCTCGCATCAAAAGTCCGCTTCTCTCCGATCTTCACTTTCTCCAAAACATTCAGCCATTGCGGACTCCAAATGTAAGCTGTGCCGATGGGCAGGCTCGGCAACTCGTTCAGCAGGTTCACGTCCACGCCGTGTTGCACGATCCATTCTTTGAGGGCCTTGCGCTCGGGCGTGCCGTTGACCTGCAAAACAATCAGACACTCGGTTTGCGTCAGAACCTCTTTGTTCACCGACTGCGGACGCTGCGTAATCATCGAAACGCCGATGCCGTAGTTCCGACCGAGGCGGATTATCTCCTCATAGATACCGACCATGCGGGCATCGTCCCGGCCAACGAATTGTGGGATGATGAGCTGGCTTTCTTCGATTACCAGATGCAGCGGCGTAGGGTTAGGCTCGGATTTCTTTCGCTGCCACAATCGCACGCCGCATGCTGTGGCGAATCGTTTGCGGTCTGCTTGGCTGAATTGGCTGATGTCGATAACTACGCTGCGTCCAGACTCAACAACCAGGTCCGCAACCAGTTCGCCGCCCGTTGCCTCAAGCGGAATGTCGCCGCGCAATCCGCCGAGCACCGGAACATCGAAGCCTTTGCTTTTCCCATCGGCACCGAGTCGCAGGCCATACCAGTTTCCTACGGTGTCCAGGATCACACACTGGACGCCCGCGTCCATGAGCAACTCTGTGAGCTTTCCCGCCGCGTAAGTTTTGCCCGCGCCTTTCCGCGCGATGAACGCGAAGGTTTGTGTTGCCGCATCTATGGGCAGCGAAAGTTCGTCTGAGAGTTTAAGTGGTTTCATTTTGTTTCTACTTTCCTTGGCAAAGACCTCGTGAGACCTGCTATATCCGCAACCACGAGATGCATCTTCTCGCAGTCTGCGAAATCGACGACGCCGTTCTTGCCCCAGAATTCCTCTGTGCGGCCGTCGCTCTCCATTCGCTTACTTTTCCATTCGTAATTGCCGATCTGTTCCCAGTAACCCGCTGGCGCGTCTGACGGCATCTCGAACAGCGGGCCCTTCCCGGCTAGGAACATGTTGTAAAGCTTATCGAGATACCACGAGTTCGAGAACAGCCAGGCGTCGATCATCGCGCGGCCCTGGCTGGTTGTGCCGATGCCGGGATCGAACTCAGTATGCCGCCAGCCCTGCCGATGCGATTCTTTTTTGTCGCCATCGCCTTTGATGACGTAGCTCTCGAAGTCCTCGCCTTTCAGTATCCTCCAACCGAAGCGCAGGCAGGCCTGCCGAAAGTTTGCTGAGTCTCGCCCGCCGTCATCACCCCACATGTTTCCGTTTCGAATCTTGCGCTCCATCTGCAAGCGCCTAAGGTCGTCGTAGGCCGGCACGGTTCCGCACTCAATCATCCGGCTCTCACCATTCCGCCGCCATTGCCGGATGACGTAGACCAGGTGGAATAGCTGGCGGTCAAACGTGAGAACCAGGGTGGTGTTTGGTTCCAACTCTTGCTGCGCACCAACCCAGCATTCGTTGAGTTTATATTTGCCGGTGCGATTCTGGTATTCCCGGTCGCGGTTGGTCGCACTACGCAGCTCCCAGGGCTCGCCGTTGTCCTCGGTGACGACTTCTTTCAACATTTCGATGTCGCCCACCTTCATGGCCTCGTTTGCCTCAATGAACTTTTGTGCCAGTAATTCGAAGGAACACGAAGCCCACGGCAACATCAGGGCTGGACAATGCAGGCTCGGATATTCCGGCAGCGCATCCATCATCCGATGAAACTCGTGAACGGTTGCCAGCATCGCCGGCTTGTCGAGAGTCCTGAATTCATGTTCGCACGCCTCGCATTGAAACCGGACGTGCTTGCTGAACTCTTTCCAGTTCCAGCGTCCAGCCTCGCGCGTGTCTTCCCAGACCAACCCGCCGCGGTCGCGGTCGTTTGGAAACAATGTATTCGCGTCCTTGCCAAACCGGAACGGCTGCGACCTGTCGCACTTCGGACAACGGAAATGCGCGAAGCCCTGCGAACCGCGATTGAAGTCCTGGTGTAGTTCATCGTTCTTGTTGCCGGCCGTTCCTATCGAAACTTCGAGGCAGTTTGAAAATGCCCGCGTTCTTTTTCTTACGATCTCGATGCGACCCTTGTCCCATTCCCGCCGCTCGTCGCAGACGATGATGCCGACGGGATCTGATTGCAGACCGATGCGCGATTGTGCCCCGCGCAAAAACAGGTTCATCGAATCGAATCGAACCCGCTTCTTTGTGGCTGCACTCTTCGTCGCCGGCAGCATTGATTTCACCAGCTCGCAGCAATCCACCGAATCGCGCAGTCGGATTGTCCCGAATTCTTCGCAGCTCTCAGCTTTCGCCATCACCCACATGGCGTCCACGGGCCTGTCTTTCACCCGGCGCAGCAGCATTTGAACCGTTGTCTGTGTTAGCGCCGATTGTGCGCATTTCATAACAACCAGTCGGCGCGTCATCCGGTTATCCGCCCAGTTCAGAAAAATCTTCGAGAATGGGAATAGACTGAAATCGAACTTTCCTCGCCACGGCGCCGTAGGTGGCAGTTCGCAATTGCGTTCGATCCATTCCCAGCTTGCCAGCCTGGATGGCGGCGAAATCGCTTCACGCAACGAGAGTTCGATTTCTTCAATGCCAGTAACTTCGTTCATGGGGTGATTGCCTTTTTGCAGTGCGGACATTCCAACGATCCGTATTCGTCTTTGGAAGTGGCTTCCAGG